CTCTTAGACTTGCATCCGGCGAAGGCCATTATTTTTCCGAGAGAAACGGTCGACTCGTCGCATCATCATGCGATGGGTCCCGCTCCTTTTGGAGTTATAGTGGACTTCGTGTCGACTTAAGCAACCATGCTCTCTGCGACCAGCTTGTTTGGCTGGTTGACAGTTTTTATGGTCGCACTTCGACATCTGTTGCCAAATACTGGCCCTATATGGTTAGGGAGAAGGTTTCGAATGCCTTCCCTCTTTACGATACAGGTCTAGCCCGTCCCGAAACGTCAATCCATTGGCCTGAAATTAATTATAATTTCAGCTCGCTCTTAGGAGAGTGATATGTCATGGACTCACCACCGTTCCGTGTCTGAAACTTTGCGTTTCATGCACCAAGTGTCTGACCTTTGTTCGAATCTCGGTGGCGACATGTCATGCGAGGTTAATAACCTCGTTCAGGCACGTCGTTACAGAGAGGTAGTTGATTATGAAATCAATTACAATGATCAGAGTCTCAGTTTCAGTGATATCAAATACTGTCGTCAAATTCTTGCTCTATTTCAGAAGCAGGATTTTATTGACGTCGGTTATGATATCATGGCTGAGGCCTCAAAATCATTCGCGAACGCTGAAGAAAGGTGCCGAAAGACGAATGATCTCTTCGAGAGACGCTCACCGAAAGGTGTGGCGGCCTCGGTATTTCACCGGGCGTCGCAAAAAATAGCGTCTATTCTTGGAGGTTGTCCGTCGATTGGCGAACTGAACCTTTCTTTTGGTCCTGGGGCACAAACCAACGTAAAGATGGCCGTTGCTTGCTTTAGAAGCAAGTTATCGGCTAGTCTGACGTGTAGTTCGGAAACTGTTCCTGTGTTAGGCGAGCTTTTAGCAGAGCTGCCTATGTTGACACTCCACCACTCTCGTTGGACGGTCAATGACCGTTCGAGTGTAGAAGTGGAGGTCTCACCGGGACATGTTCATTTCGTTCCTAAGTCGTGTAAGACAAAGCGCAGTATCATTGTTGAACCTACCCTTACGGGCATGGCTCAGCGTGGTATTGGCACCTATCTTAAGGACCGTCTTTATACGGCTGGTATCGACCTTAGAGATCAACAACGCAATAGAAACCTTGCTTTTGTCGGTAGTATCAGCGGTAAGCTGGCTACTGTCGACTTAAGTATGGCTTCGGATTGCATCTCGATAGGTCTAGTTTATGACCTCCTACCTTTCGACTGGGCGGTATTTTTATCGCACTTTCGGACTGGTAATGTCATGGCCAAGTCCCTTGGTAGCCTTAACCTAGAGAAGTTTTCTTCTATGGGCAACGGCTTCACGTTTGAGCTTGAAAGTCTCATCTTTTTCGCTCTTTCGTGGGCTGTTTGTGACTACCTTGGTCTTGATCAGAGCCACGTAAGCGTCTTCGGGGATGATTTAATCATACCTGTAGAAGCTTATGACTTGTTG